ATAAAAATGACTATCACTATCAAGGTATTAGTGCTAGGAATTTTACAAGAACTTTTGCTCTTGCTGAACACACCAAGGTAGATAATGCCGAGTTCTCGGACGGCATGTTGATCATTACCTTAAGTCGAGAATTACCTGAAGAGTTAAAAGTCCAAGAGATACTGGTCAATGGTGTGCCACCATTGGGCGGCAAGAAGACTGAGAAAACTCTTCTGAACGAAAACCAATAACGCAAGTAAGTACTTACTATAATATGATGGAGACTTGTCTATGACAGACGAAAATGAAAATAAAGGGTTAGAAGAACCAATGATCTGTGGTATCATTCTGACTTCTGGGCATGAGGTTATTTGTGTCATGCAACATGAAAAAGAAAAAAACAGATACTTCTTAAACAATCCTGCTATTGTGGGACTGAAGCCAGATCCAGAAGATCCAACTAAGATGAATGTTTTCTTCTCACCTTTCTGTCCGTCAGCCGCTTTAGGGCAAGTCTCCGTTGTTCCCCAACAATTGGTTGCACTATACGCTCCATCTGAACAACTGACCGCGGAATGGAAATCAAAATTCAAACACCCAGGACTTCCTAAGGGAGAAAAAAGACCGAAATTCGAAGGATAGTACTTGACTTTTGAACAACTATTTGTTACAATGGTCTTAATAATATCTGGAGTGAGTCTTTTTAATGTCTGAATTTTATTCTTATGCGTGGCAATACGGAAATAGCATATTAGTTCGTGGTGTTAGGGACGGTGAACGATTTCTTGAACGCCATCCTTTCTCGCCTACGCTATATGTCCGTACTGATGGAAAATCAAAGTTCAGAGGACTCTATGGCGAAAATCTTAAAGCCATAAATTTCAACAATAATTCTGCTTGTAAAGAATTTATCGACAAGTATTCAAAAGTAGAAAATTATCCTATCTATGGTCAACAAGATTTGACCTATCAATATCTCTCGGAAAAATATCCAGAAGCGATTGACTTTGACTTAACAAAATTAAATATTCAAGCGATAGATATTGAGACTACTGCCGAACATGGCTTTCCTTCTGTAGATAATCCTATAGAAGAAGTTCTACTTATTTCCAGCGTTAATAACATCACAAAGAAGATCACGACCTTTGGTGTCGGTGAATGGTCTCCTGTTTCTGAAGAAGTAAACGGCTTAGATGTTGATTATGTTTACTGTGATAATGAAGAAGACTTGTTAAACAAATTCATGGCATGGTGGGCAAATGATTATCCAGATATTATTACTGGATGGAATAGTCAGTTGTTTGATATACCATATCTTGTATCTAGAATTGAACGATTGTTTGGTAATGAATCGAAGAATGGTTTGAGTCCTTTTAACATGACCAGACGAAGATCCGTTACTATTAATAATCAAGAAATGACAACTTATGATATCAAGGGTATCGCTTCTTTAGATTATATTGATTTGTATCGTAAGTTTACATACAATCAGCCAGAGTCTTACAAGTTAGATCACATTGCAGAGATAGAACTTGGCAAGAAAAAACTAGAGACTGAATACGATACCTTCAAAGAATTCTATGACAAAGATTGGAATCGTTTTATTGACTATAACATTATCGATGCCAAGTTGGTCGATGATCTTGATGACAAAATGAAACTCATTGAATTGATTGCTACCATGACATATGACTGCAAATGTAATTTTAGTGATGTGTATTCGTCTACGCGGACATGGGATTGTTTGTTATACAATCATTTGTTAGAGCAAGGCATAATGATTCCCCCCAAGTCTGACAAGCCAAGTCGTGGTATCAAAGGTGGCTATGTCCAAGAACCAGTTCCTGGTAAATATAAGTGGGTTGTATCTGTTGATGCTACCTCTCTGTATCCATCAATTATTATGCAACATAATCTATCGCCAGAATGTCTGTCTGATGTTAAGCCACTAGATTGTACTGTTGATACATTACTTGGCAGAGAACATAATACCGAGAAGTTGAAAGAGAAAAATCTTTCAATGGCTGCCAATGGATATTGTTTTACAAGAAAGCGACAAGGCATATTTGCTGATATTACTCAGAAGTTTTTTGATGATCGTCAAAAATATAAGAAACTCATGCAACAGGCACAAAAAGATTATGAGTCAACTCATGATGAGAAGTTTTTGCCGTTGATTGCCAAGTATAATAATTTTCAGATGGCAAGAAAGATTCAGTTGAATTCATTATTTGGTGCGATGGGTAATAGATACTTCAGATACTTTGATGAGCGAATTGCCGAGGGTATTACGCTTACTGGTCAATATATTATTCGTGAAACTGCTGATGCGGTTAACAGGTATCTAAACAAGTTTTGTGGTACCAAAGATGTTGAGTATTCATTCTACACCGATACTGATTCTTGTTATATAACTCTTGATGCATTAGTAGAAAAGTTTCTTAAAGATCAACCAAAAGATAAGATTATCGATGCACTTGATAAGATTACAGAAGATAAAATAGAACCAGCGATCAATAAAGCAATGTCTGATCTTGCTGATTATATGAACGCATTTGAAGAAAAGATATTCTTTAAGCGAGAGGCTATTGCTGATACTGGTATATGGATCGCAAAGAAAAGATATGCATTGAATGTATATGATAATGAAGGGGTTCGATACGAAGAACCTAAACTTAAAGTTATGGGTTTAGAAATTGTTCGCTCATCTACGCCTGCACCAGTTAGACAATCTTTACGAGATGCCGTATCTTTATGTTTGAGTGGCGATGAGAATAAGTTACAGAATTTTGTGGAAGAATCTTGGCAAGATTTTAAAAGTATGCGACCAGAAGAGATTGCATTTCCTAGGGGTTGTAATAATCTAGGTAAATATGCATCATCATCTGATATATATGGTAAGGGTACACCAATGCATGTTAGAGGTGCCTTGTTGTTTAACAATCAAGTTAGAACAAAATCATTGACTAATAAGTATGAATTGATAAAAGATGGTGATAAGATTAAATTTGTTTATCTTAAAGAACCAAATCATATCAGAGAAAATGTTATAGCATTTAATGGTAGATTACCAAGCGAATTTGAGTTGCATAATTTTGTTGACTATGATACAATGTTCAATAAATCTTTTATTGAGCCACTAAATACAATTACCTCTTCTTTAAATTGGAATACTAGACCAGTGGCATCATTAGAGGGTTTATTTGCGTGATAAGGAGAATACTATGAGTTTAATAGAAAAATTGAAAAAGAATACGACTGTCAAAGAGACATCGGTTCTTACCAAATCTAAGTTTTTTGATTCAAAAGATTTAGTTCAGACAACTGTTCCTGCACTTAATGTGGCATTGTCTGGAAAATTAGATGGAGGACTTACCCCAGGTCTTACTGTGTTTGCTGGTCCATCAAAGCATTTCAAGACTGCTTTTGCTTTGATGCTTGCAAAGTCCTATTTAGATAAATATGATGATGCAGTAGTATTATTTTATGATTCTGAATTTGGTGCACCTGAAGGCTATTTCAAAACATTTGAGATCGACACGGATAGAGTTATTCATACTCCAGTAACGGACATTGAACAACTAAAGCACGATGTTATGAAACAGTTAAGCGACATAGAGCGAGGAGATCGTGTTATAATTCTCGTAGACTCTGTTGGTAATTTAGCATCAAAGAAAGAAGTTGAAGATGCACTTGAAGGAAGGTCTGTCGCAGATATGACCAGAGCGAAACAGATGAAGTCTTTGTTTCGTATGGTCACTCCGCATCTTACCATCAAAGATATCTCTGCTGTAGTTGTCAATCATACATACAAAGAAATTGGATTGTTTCCAAAAGATATTGTTAGCGGTGGTACAGGAGTTTATTACTCGGCTGATAATATTTACATTGTTGGTAGGCAACAAGAAAAACAAGGTAAAGAAGTAGTTGGCTACAACTTTATCATAAATGTAGAAAAGTCGAGGTATGTTAGAGAGAAATCAAAAATTCCAATCGAGGTGTCGTGGGAAGGTGGCATTAGTAAGTGGAGTGGTCTGCTTGATATGGCTCTTGAGTCTGGACATGTTGTCAAGCCATCAAACGGATGGTATGCGAAATCTGGCGAAGATGATGCAAAGAAAGTCAGACTTAAAGATACATACACAAAAGATTTCTGGCTACCTATTTTGACTGACCCAACATTTATCTCATGGATCGAGAATAGATACTTAATCTCTTCAGAAAAAATAATGAATGAAGAGATCACGGAAGAGGACATAGAGAAAGCATATGGCGACGGACTTTAAAAATCAGCAACAAGATTTGACAGAGTTGAATTCTGACGGAAACAGGACCAGAGGACGCTATGGTGAAGACGAGGCGAAGTATGCCAAATGTGATCGTTGTCAAAAGACAATAAGTCTTGACAATGACGCGGCAATATGTTTTAATGAGAAACTTTATATGTGTGAAGCATGTGTCGAAGAGGTGAAGAAAGAATTTTATGATGAAGTTAGAAACTCAAATACTGGGTAGTTTAATTGATGATGAGAAATATACTAGAAGGGTAATACCTTTTTTAAAAGAAGAATATTTTTCAGATGTAGAAGATAAAGCCGTATTTACCAAAATACGAGACTTTGTAGAGAAGTATAATTCTTTACCAACAAAATCTTCTCTGTTAATTGCACTACAAGATGATCGCAAAGTCAATGAAGATGTGTATCAAAAGTGCGAGACTTTAATCAATGGTCTTGTGCCGAGTGAAGATACGAGCAACTGGTTAGTTGATGAGACTGAAAAGTTATGTAAAGATAAAGCATTGTATAATGCTATCATGCAGTCTATTCAGATAATCGAAGGTGACAATAGAACTTATACCAAAGACGCTCTTCCAAGTATTCTTTCTGAAGCCTTAGGCGTTGGATTTGATAACAATGTTGGTCATGATTACATCGAAAATTCTGCTAGTCGTTTCGATTTCTATCATAGAGAAGAAGAAAAGATCCCATTTGATTTAGATTACTTTAATAAGATTACCGAGGGTGGTCTTCTTAATAAGACTCTGAATGTGGCTTTGGCTGGAACTGGTGTTGGTAAATCTTTGTTCATGTGCCACATGGCGGCATCATGTATCTCTCAAGGTAAAAATGTTCTGTACATCACATTAGAAATGGCAGAAGAAAGAATTGCTGAGAGAATAGATGCTAATATGATGAATGTTTCTATGCAAGATTTAAAAGATTTATCTAAGTCAATGTATGATGAGCGAATATCAAAGATTAAAAACAAAGTTGATGGTCGTTTGATCATTAAAGAATATCCAACTGCATCTGCCCACACAGGTCATTTTCAAGCATTGATAGATGAGTTGAAATTAAAGAGAAATTTCACACCAGAGATTATCTTTATAGACTATCTGAATATATGCTCCAGTAGTAGATACAGAAATGGATCTAATATGAATTCATATACAATTATTAAATCTATTGCTGAAGAACTCAGAGGTTTGGCTGTTCAATGCGACTTACCTATAGTGACTGCAACACAGACCACTCGCGGTGGATACAATAATAGTGATGTCGAATTGACTGATACTTCAGAGAGTTTTGGATTGCCTGCCACTGCTGATCTAATGTTTGCGTTGATAAGTACTGAAGAGTTAGAACAACAAGGACATCTTATGGTGAAGCAGTTGAAGAATAGATACAGCGATCCCACAAGAAACAAACGATTTATGATAGGTATAGATAGGGCAAAGATGCGTTTACATGATCTTGAAGCATCCGCTCAAACTAACTTAACAGATTCTGGACAACCTAGTGTTGATGATGATGTTCCAGTTTTTGATCGTGGTAGTCGCTTGGGATTCGGAGATATTAAGTACTAATTTGTATAAATAGACACATGGAGACATTCTATGATAAGTAAAATACTTTTTGGTATATTAATCGCAGGTGGTGCTATGGGTTATATCTATTACAAACAGACCCAAGTGGAATTGATTGAACTTAGGGAGCAAGTGGCTGCCTATGAGTTGAAATTTGAAACCCAAGATAATACTATTAAAGTCATGGAAGAAAGACACATTCAACAATCTAACGCAATGTTGCAAATGTCTGAAAAGAATAAAGAGATTATAGCCGAAAGAGATCGCTATCTTGATATCTTCAAGAGGCATGATCTTTCAAAGTTGGCAGCCGCCAAACCTGGATTAATAGAGCCGAGAGTTAATAATGCAACCAAAGATGTTTTTGACAGCCTGGAAAACGACAGCAACTACGATTTTACTCCTGCTAACCCTTAGTGGTTGTACTAGCATAGGAGGTCTATTCGGAGGCAAGCAAGAGCCTCGGGAAATAGAAATCAAGACAGTTGAAATTCGTACACCAATACAACAACCAGTAATGCCACGCCCTATCGATATGAAAGAGCCAAAGTGGTATGTGGTATCCCCTAAAAATATGGACGAATTCTTAAAGAGAATTCAGAAACAATCTGGCGGAGTATTTTTCGCCATGACTCCTGCAGGCTATGAACTGATGGCTTATAATCTGCAAGAAATAAAACGATTTGTAAAAGAAACCAAAGAAGTGATCGTATATTATCGTACTGTGACCCTACCTGATGAAGAATTGGAAACCCAACGATCTGAAGAGACTACGCCTAAGCGAGAGTCTTTGATTGATCAATTCAGAAATAGGATCAAGCCCGATGACGGAAACGGAAAACAAGACTGATACATTACCTGCTGATGTAAATGGTGATGGTAGAGTTGATGATGAAGAAAAGCGAATGTATATGGAATTTAAACGAAAGGAACTTGAAGATCAGGATGCAATGCGTGATTCTCAACGCAAGATGGCTTGGTTTGCCCTTGGAGGCATGTTGTTATATCCTTTTGCCGTGGTCTGTGCGTCTTTGGCAGATTTAGACCAGGCTCAGAAAACTTTGGGAGATATGGCGCCAACATATTTTGTTGCCGTTGCAGGTATCGTAGCCGCGTTCTTTGGCGCCCAGGCGTTTACTAAAAAATGAATAAGACAAGCATCAATATATTATTACACGGCGCTTTATTAGTATGGCTTGTTGCATCGTATGAGGTATTATACATGGCAATGTTAGAATTGTGGTGCCTTGCTTACGGTATATTCATGTGATAGATGGAGTTTCACCAGTATCGGCTATACCAAGTTCTTATACACATAAGAATGTAGTATCTAGAGTATATGATTCGGGTGTTCCTGGACAACATAGAGTTGTTCAAGATGTTTATGTGGTTACAATTTATGATGCGATGGGTAGACTGAATACAGTTACGACATCTCATAGAGTAGATTTTTTAGTATGAATAAGGAAAGACATGCCAACTAAGTACAAGCCAAGTATTGTAAGATTTGACAAAAAAGAAAATAAAAGAACAGTCCAACATTTTTATATCAAGTCGCTGACTGTTAAGCAATTAACTGAAATGTTAAATAGCACTAGCACTAGACCGAAACACAAACAAAAGTTTAGGAACGAACTTCAACGAAGAGGGTTCTAATGTTTTCTTTTCCGATAGAGAGTGAATTGCCGTCTGCAATTAAAGAGGCATTTCTGGGCGATTTCAAAAAAGACAGAGCCGCCGAACACTATCGACACAGACCAAAAGATGACAATGATGAAAGAGTTGATCATAATTTAGATATATTGTTTTACCATGATACTAAGCCAATGCATTGGGAGTATGTGAGAGGTCTTTTTAAAGTTAAACCCAGTGCTATCACTCTGATGCATGTACCTGCTAATGGAATCGTTCCAGAACACTCCGACAATGTGGTATATAAGAGACAATCTTCTGTAGTATA